ATGCGGTTGGCGAGTTCGTCAAAATCCATATGCTTATGAGCTGAGCCAGCGATGAGGGCTTGTAGTTCTTCGGGTGTGTATTGGTTATTCATGATTATGGGTTCCTTTCTTTCTTATAGATCCAGCGCTTCGCGTAGTTTATCACGTAGCATACCGATTAGGTGGTCGGGTAGTGCGCTTGTGAGTTCGCGGAGCCATTCGGTGTCTTTCATCGCCAACAATGCGCCGATCTTTTCGGGTGTGTATTGTGGTTCTTTTTCTTTTTCCATTTCGGGCGTTTCCGGGGTGATGTCATCCGGTTTCAGGTCGTCGAAATCCTCAAAGGTCACACCATTTGCAAGGCGTACCATTTGGGCTTTTTTGCTTTTTGGCGTTTTGCCTAAAATGATATTATCTGTGACCGTTTTGTCGTCTAGCACTTCATATTGGTAAGAGCCGGCGGTTACCACGAAACGGTTGCCGGGTAGGTTTTGGATTAGGGTTTGCGTAATTCTCGCGCTATTAACATATCCCCCGAATTGTTGTTTAATTTCGGTCAGTGGGATCATGGTCGTTTTTCCGGGGTTGTTTTTTTGTGTTTCGATCAAACGTGAGACAATGTATGCCATCACGTTATAAACTTCAGTGCCCGCTTGCGCGTACTTGTTGTTGATCTCTGCTGGTTGTTCGTAGTTTAGCAACCAGTTGACCGCATCACTCATGTGTTCGGTCAAGTAATTCACCAAGGCGTCACGGCTGATAATTGATTCAGCTGAGAGCATGCTGTGATAGATGCCGGCGTCGGCTTGGTCGAAAACCTCACCGAATTGCTTTGTCAAATGGAGGATATAGACCCGTTTTTGGACTTCGGGCGCATCCAATAAGCTCGCGTCGTAGTTGTTGACATTTCCATAAGCCACACCAGAAAAAGTCACCTGTTGTTCCCGTCCAGCTCGCCCGATTGTCATTGCGTTTTGGTCGTATAGGTTTTTGTAATACTCTTTTCGGCTCCCTCCATATGTTGCCACGTCCGCGCTGTCATCATCCACATAGACGATGGCGGATTGCCAAACTTTCGAGTTCCAGGCGTTCTTGGTTCCTGCATATCCTGAGGCCGTTGCCTCCACACGTGGCCCAACTGCTGTGACTAGTCCACCGTATAACAATTGCAAGAACTTACCAGCGATTGATTTCCCAGTACTTGGGAGGAGTCCCACCACAAACTGGCGACGCAATCCAAGGCGAGTTGCTAAATCTTTATCCCCCATGTATAACCAAGGGTAAAGGAGATAAGCTGAAAAAGCGCCTTTTCCGTTTTGTTCATCAATGAGGGTTGCGAATCGGTCGATGTAATCGCATTTGGCTGATTTGTCGGCCTGTGCCATTGTGTCCCCGCGCTTATTGATTGGGTATAGTGATAATAGTAACATCACGCCAGCCACAATTGTATCCGTAGTGGCATTGACTGGGATATGGGCCCAAGCTCGGCACCATGCGCGGTCGTCGGTCGATGTGTAGGTTTCCACAAATCCATCTGGGGCGGTCCGTGTGTAGCTGTATACGTTACGACCTCCATAGGTTGATACTTTAAGCGTAGTTGAGCACATCGCGTTAATGATTTTACAAATCAAAGCAGTTGATTTACCTTTTGGAAGTTCAGCTTCCATGGCTTCCACTCGTGCTTTGTAATCGTCGTAGGTTGCTTTGATGGTTACGTACTCGGGAGAATCTGCGCCATATTGTGCCATGGTTGCTACTCGTTTGCTATCCAAGCTTGCGAGGGTCGCTTTAGCATTGCGGATATTTTCCAACCGGCGAAGCTCATTAATCACGGCTGTGAGTGTGTCGCGTTCAGCCTGTGTGATGTTGATCATTTTTAGCGCTTCGGTTTCAGCATCCGTCATTGGTGTGCCATATTTGGCTTTTGTTTGGGCGGTTGCGAGAAGCTCTTGATCCATTGCGAGCAAATCACTCACGGTTTTGACCAAGACCGGGAGCTGTAGGTTGATATCTCCCATTGCGTCGACCTTGTCACGCGCGTCAATCATGTTGGTGTGCCATGCTTCGTGATCTCCTCCAGTGATTGACATGTCACCACCTGCCAAGGCTTGCAGGTTGTTCTTTTCCCAGTAGTGCCCGCGAGGGTCTTTGATGTTGCTCCAAAATGGCGCGTCACCGTAGGTGATTGCATCCAATGCGATTCGTTCGATGTCATCGATAATGTTTGTCATTTTCGTTACATCCTTTCTAAATTGTGATGATACCCAAGATAGCTGACTTTTCTTTCTTGTTTATCTCTACTGTTATTGTATCACCATTCACTGGAAATGTCAACACTTTTTTAAAAAAAAAGTTGAACTTTTTTCTTTTTTTTTTGTTAGAAATCGAATGCATATTTGCGTTTAAAATATACAATTTCGTTCCATAAAATTTCCTATATATACCAGAGAGCGATTTTTTTAAAGAAAGTTGCTCTCTGGTAAAAGTCTTATGGAAATTATGGAACAATATATATAAAGGTAAATAATATTATACCAAACTTTGTAACCCCTACTCTTTCAAGGGGTTTCATAATCGGCGTCCTTTAATAAAGAGGGAAAAACACAAAAAAAATTTTATGGAACGTTCCATAATTTCCATAACTTCCATAACTTTTTCCATAAAAAACTGGAACTTTTAGCTAAATTGCAACCAAATGATATCACCGGTGATATAAATGACCAAAAAAAAGTTATGGAACACTTCCATAATTTATGGAACAGCCCAAAGTTAGTTATGGAAGTTATGGAACGGACGCCAAAAAAACGGTCGCTTTCCTCACTTATTATACCAAAAAATGCCAAGAATTTGGCATTTTTTACCGCGATATTATAGGAAAAAGGGCATTTTATGGAACAAAAAGCATATTTATACAAAAAAATAGCATATTTATACAAAAGAAAAAGACCAAAAAAAGGTCATCACCGATAACCACCGACCGAAAAAGCAAAAAAAAAACGGGCTCAAGGCCCGATGCAAAATTTAGAAAGGAAGTTTTCTCATCACCACAAGTGGCTATGAGTTGCATGAGTCAATCAAATTTGATTGACAGGGGTAATTGTCAGCTATCCCTATATTCATAGTATACCACACCCGCCTCAGATTGTCAACTACTTTTTCAAAAAATTATCTCTCAAGCAAAAAAAAACGCGTGTCACGCACGCGGAAAGGAATCCATGTTCAATGGTTGACCGGTTGGAGTTCCTCCCGATCTATTATTAGTATATCATAGACGGTCGCCTTTGTCAACCCAAATGGCGAAAAAAAGCAAAAAAAAAGCGTGAGTTCATCACGCATCCCAATGTACGACGAGCACGGGCCAGCAATGGCACTCGTATGTTTGCACATGGGCTCAACTTGTTGCGACTTGTTGTTCTTCACTTGTTTCTTTAAGCTATATCAGTATATCGCCGGCCTACTATTATTGTATCACACAAGGCTCACCCTGTCAAGGATAAAGATGCCAAAATGGAACTTTTCACAAAATAAAAAGCCGGAGAAAGGAAATAAAAGTCCGGCTTTTGGGTTGCCCTTATTGGGTCAAAACCCCTATGAATAGTATAACACACTCACGGGGTTTTGTCATGTTTATTGCGTCAACTGGTCGAAATCGTAGCCGTTCATGAGGTCGTCGATGAGGTCGTCGTAGTTGGTACCATCTGGCGTGCTGTCGTCAGTTTGTCGCTGTGTCGCTTCTAGCTCATAATTTTTCGCGATGAGAATTCCATTTAGGGCTAAATGGTCGGATTCGGTCATTTTCACAGTGTCAAAAACTTGCCCCAGAAGTTGACCATCTCGCACACTTTCCAAAACGTCCACCGCTTCCTGGAGTTCTTCGGGTAACTCCTCACGGTATTCGCTCAGTGTTTCAATGGCGCCCGCCATCTTGTCGCGCATGCTGGCGAGTTCTTGCGCTAGTTGGTTGATCGGTTGCAAAAGCTGCTTGGCGTATTGCATATCAAGTGGTGGCTTTTTGGTTTGTTTCGGTGCTCGTTTGGCTTTTTCCTCGCTGTGTTTGTTGTAGGCTGTGAGCATGCGACCTTTTAGCATCTCGTCCATCACCCAGCGATTGGCGTCCGTGTCGATGGGGTCACCTTTTCGGTTTTTGGCTGGTTGATATCCGGCGTCGATTGCCGTTTGTCTCATGGCTTTACTAATTGAAGGAGTGTGTGCCATTTGGGGGCGTTTTCCCATTTGGTCCACTGGTGTATATCCAACCGCCCCGGCGTGCACATGTGGGTTGGTTTCATCTAGGTGGACCACGATGTAGCTGAAGCGCATATGTGGGAGCAAGTCCGGCAACTGGTGCGCAAAATCGACCAAAGCATCTCGGCGGGTGTTCCATTCTTTGCCCCCGATGTCGAGGTTGTCCCAAATGTTGTGCTCGCCTTGGTTGAGTTTCACGCCTTGGGTAGAGAAGTATGGGAGCCCGTCTTTGGTCAAATCGGAGGCTTTCCCGAAGCTGAAGACAAATTCATTATAAGGCTTGGACTGTCTTTTGTCATGGTGTAGCTTATCGGAATAACGTTCCAACATACGGTCCGGGCGTTGGTCAGCTTTTTTGCTGTTGTAATCAAGCACGTCTTCGGCATAAACCTCATCCACCCATTCGGCGATCGTCTTGTCACCAATGGTATCAAGTACGGTGACATTGTCAGGCGTGCGCTCAGGGTCGATAAAGGTGTTTCGGTGTTCCTCAACTTCTAGGCGCTTTTTATTGCGTGAGTGATTGCTCCAGTGGGTCGCTTGGGTTGGTGTTACGGCTACTCGTTGGCTTGTCATTGTGATTGTCTTTGTCATGTTTGTTTACCTTTCTTGTGTATATTATACGCACGCGCCTTATTTGTTTTTGGTGCGTCGTGTGCCTTTACGTTTTGGTGGTGCTGGCTGGAATGTGCGGATCTCTGGGTGATCAATCACCAAGGCCAGCACGGCATCAGCTGTTTCAGCCTTGGAAAGGCTGAGGGTTTTTCGCACGCGCACCGCCCAGTCTTGGCTGAGGATTTCCCGGTGAGTTTCGTTGTCACTATCAAAAGCATAATCGCTCAGTGCTTCTTCACGGAGCTTTGCGATTTCCTCGGGCTGTTCTTGGGCTATGCTGTGCATGGTGCGCAGGGTTCCGGTGCGTCTAGCAATACCGATACCATCACCCCGGACCGTTTGGCAAACTTCCACGAGCCAGCGATAGGCCAGATAGTGCAGGCGGGAAACTTTAGGAATGCGGAGTGAGATGTCGTCCCCTTCCGCTCGTGTTTTCCGCTCCTTGGTGGATAGGGTGGAAACGTCGGCGGGTTTGGCTTCCTTGGCTTTGGCCTTTTCCTCTTTGGCGTATTGCTTGAGCTGTTGAGATGCCAGCATGTTTGTCGCCTTGGCTTTGGCTGTTGTGTGGATGGTGTGCCATTCGGTCACGCTCTTTTGGATGGCGTCGGGTGTGGCTTCACTTCCCAGATGGTCGATGATATACTTATGAGCTCGTAAGCCATAGGAGACATCCCGGCTGGTGTGTGATGGCTTAACTGGTGCCGCGACTTTCACCGTCTTGCTTTGACATGCTTCCCGGAAGGTTGGGTCGAGGGATGCGAGCAGGTAACCAATACCGATCAGGGCTTCCATGTCTTGGGAGTAAATCACGTCTCGGTGTTGGGTGTAGTGTTGGCGTAGGTCGCCGGGGATAGTGATAGATGTTCTAGCCATTGTTTTTGGCTCCTTTCCTTTCTTTGCTTTTGGCGTGTGGGGTGTTGATTGTTGCCACCCAGGGCTTGTGGTGTGTGTGTGGTTTGTTGCTGACCACTTGGCGGGGGCTGTTGGTTGTTGGTGTGTTATTGTTGCCTGATGCATTTGTTGTTAACCATAGCCGGTGAGGGGTGTATGGTTTGGCAATGTGTAAGACAACAATTGAACATCACCGCCCCTCTTTAATAATAGTATACCACAAGGCCCGACGGAATGCAAGCCTTTTACGCACAAAATTTGATTTTAATCGTAAATTTTTCACCGATCCGGTGAAATTCGGACGAAATCGGACAAAATCTGGGAGTAAATACCACGCCGTAAAATGCACGCTTTAAAATCCCGCAACACCTAGAGACTCAAGGCTTTGAGGGGTGTGAGAGGGGTATTTTCGCGAAACTTTCTTCCTATTATATACACATTTGCACAAGGTAACCGGAAAGAAAAAAGCGGGTATAATATACCCACCGACAAAAAAAAAAGGGTGGGTATATTATACCCGCGGGCTGTTCTCTTAGTGGGTATAATATACCCACCCCGAGAAATAAAAAAGCGGGTATAATATACCCACCAAGAAAGAGCCATCACGCGTAAGTCCACGACCCGGTAAAGGTTGCAAGGATGGAACTTGCCTCAATGTTTGCCCCGTCGGGTTTGGTGCCCATGATGGTTTGAATGTCCTCAATTTTGAAATTGTAGCCATCGCCGGCGGTCACCATTTTTCCAACACCAACCCAGCCGCGGGTGTAAATGGTAGCCGTGCCAGATGTCACGCTGAGCTTATACGGTGCACCAATCACGGGAGAAAAGAGGATGGCCCCATCCCGCATGACCAAAGAGCCAGTACGACCGGCCAAAGTGAACTCGTCCCCGCGCATGGTGAGGCGCAAATCTCCGGCTTTGGTCAGTTGTCCACGATATGGCGCCGCGGTGCCGTCCATGGATACCCCGGTTTTGCTGATGTTAATAGAACCACCCGCGCACACGTGGCCAGTTTGTCCAGGCACGGGGTAGACGTTCAATCCTTTGGCGTCTTGGACAAAAAGGAGGTGATAAACGGAAAAGAAAGATTCCCCTTCCCAGTTTTGCTTTTTACCTTCTTGGTCCCGCTCGGGTAATTCTTCCACGCGCTCAACGTATTTACCCGACCCGCTTTTGGCGTGAATGTGGAAGTAGAGCTCACCAATTCCGATACCGTCGCCAGTTTTGCGGGTGTTCACCGTGTACGTTTCACCGGGAGCGCTAAACATACGGCCACCGGCTAGGAAAGTGACGGAGTCACGAATGGTAAAAGTAACAGGTCCGCCAATGGTTCCTGATGCTGTGCTCTGGATGTACCCATCGCGGTCACCGTTACAGATGACATCACCATGGCCGAGAAAACAATCACGGCGGATTCGTGCGTCCACCTTGGCTTCATACGGTACCAATTGGCCCGCCTTGTCCTTTCCTGGTTTTGCTTTGCTTTCAAACGTGTAAGCTTTAATCATTATTCGATATTGTCCTTTCATTTCGGTTTAGAAGTTAATATATTAACCGCTTAATATGAGGGCTGAAATTTAATATATTAACCGCTTGATATGTGTAAAATTTAATATATTAACCGCTTGATATAGTAAGCGCCCGCCCTTATGTCGCCGGGTGTGCGTCCTGCACAATGCCCGGAATGATGTGGGCACACTCCGCGGTGTACATGTTGCCACTTTTTAAGGCTTTATCATACTCCGCTAAAAAATGGGTCATCCAGTCATCACGACTTGCGAGCCAGTGATTGAATAACATTTGCACCCCAACAAGCGGAGTGATAAGGCGCGTGAGTACCGTTTTTTCATCGGTCCCAACTTCGGTCAATGCCCGTTTGAAATCGTCCGCGTTCCCAATGTTGATATCTGACTGGTAGGAGTTGCCTTTTTTGATCAAATGCGTGAAAACCCACAGGGGCACCACATAAGTGACATCAAAAGCATAAATGGCGTCACCGGTTGGAAAATCCGACCCGTAAGCCCGCAAGCTGTCATCACCAGCACCCAAAGTGAGCTGATAGGTAGCGTAAGGAATACGAGCGGAGAGCGTCACTTTTGCATAGCACTTTTCGTTGTAGCTATCAAAAAACGGTCTCGGTTTGCTGTCATACGTCGGCACGTAGTTGTGGCTTTTTAGTCGGTCAAGTTCAGTCCCTGTGATGTACTCGACATTAGAAACCGACACAAACACATCATCCACGTGCAAATCGGCCATAAGTCCCGACATTGTCAAAGATCCACCACTGGCGACCGTAGTCGGCCAAGATGAGGCAGAAGAACCAGACAACCACCGGGCTTTATCATGAAAGCCACGTAAACCACTACCGCCCCCTGTGTTGGTTACGGTAATAGACGCACCGGACAAACTCACCGGGTGTCGGTATACGTTGTACTCGCTGATCGGGCGGTCTAGTTCCGCAGTAAATCCATTAACCGCAGGTTTTCCGGGGTATAGATGAGAGGCAAGGCCCCACCAATCCGAGAGTGTCGGGTTATAGGCATTGTCTATCGCGTCGCGCGAAATGATACCAAACAAACGAGAACCCACGACGGTATCGAGGCTGGCTTTGTAATTTCGAAACACTGGGTCCTCGCTCATGGTGTTGATATTTCCATAGGCCAAGAGGTCGGGTATGCTGTCGGTCATGTCTCGGTTTTCATGATATGGAGTGTAACCCACGGCCGGCTCCTGGAAGACGTACCGGGAAAGGTCGCTTCTCACCATCCCCCACCAGCCGGTGTCTTTGTCGCCTGTTAGGTATGTCGCCACTTGTCCGGGTAGATTGTCACCGTTGCGGGTAACATATGAGCCGGACGGTGAGCCGACGCTAGAAGACCAGCGCCAACCCTGCGGGGTTGGGTTGAAAGCGTAGGGGTTGTGATTGTCAAGCGTATTAGCGGTGACCGCCATTGAATCACGCGGGGTGATTGATAATGGAGAAGAAGCGCCAGTCACTGGTGCATAATAAACCAAGATGGACGCATAAATACCCGAATTGGTGCGCTCGTTGGGTTGGCGTTTCGTATCGTTGATAGATTTGCCGTATCCATCTTGGCCAACGTATGGGCGCCCAGGAATGGTGATCGGGTCGCCGTCGGGATAGCTCCAAGCGTTAAGCGTAATGATTCCGACGCCCGCTTTTGGGTCCAGCGTTTCGACTACTTCACTTGTGATTTCTAAATAGCGCCCCGCTACATATCCACGGGCCCGATTGATAACGGTTTTTCCATTGCTTAAAATGTACCCGTCAAGGTCCATTACGCACATAGGCGAAGACCCACGGCCGAGGATTTCGGCGTCGGTCCGAATGGATGAGTCCTCAAGGTTGGGGCCAGTTCGCGCCCCCATGATGGCATCAATCACTGAAGCATCATCACGCGCCCAGGTCAGGGTTTCATCCTTTCCGACCGTGTCAAATGTCATCGGTGCGATCATAGTCTAGTACCTCGCAAGTTTTGTATTTTGGTGATTTCGTCAGCGACACTTCGCGGATTTGGTGCATCCCATCCGAAACAACAAAGGAACCCGCCGAGAGTTTGTCGCCTAGGTTTAATTCATCGCTTTCCAGTTGTGCGAAATGTTGGTCCAAAATGCGAGCGGTTCCAATTCGCCGGCCGTATAAGTTGTGCTCAACAATCACGGGCACGGCGTCGCCAATGTTACACGCCCGCAAATGGTCGGGCAAAATTCGTGCTTTAAATTTCATTTTTTCCTCCTATGTTAACGGATCAATGGTTTTGGGGCAAAATCGCCGAGTTCGGGGTCATATCCATACCACGGAAGGGTCTCTATGGTATACTTTCGCCCGTTTGGTGTGTAATTAGTTTGCACCACTGACGCATTGGCACCAACAACGGACGCCCCAAAGCGGGTTGTGTGGTAAAGCGTGATAAGCTCATCCCCTGAAAAAGTGGCGTTTCCGTAAAAGTCGGACTCACCGAGAACGATTTGGACCGGTGTGTAGCTGGCTTTTAGTGAATTGACCATAGCCCGCCAGAGATTTTTTCTAACAATTTTGAGCCAGTCAACTTGGACGCCCGCAAGTTCCACAATCTCGCCGGGTTTATCCGTTAAGGCGTCGGTTAATAGCTCTTTGGCGGTTTGTGGGTTGATAGGCTCGCCCAGCGCTTCGCGTACTTTGTCTTTGAAGGCTTTGTCGAAAGCCTCCACCTGTTGGTTTTGGGCGTCGACTTGGGCTTTTTTGTCATCCCACGCTTTCTTGTCGGCCTCATATTGGGCCTCATCACTGTATGTGGTTTTGTCCGGTGCTTGCTCGTCCATTTTGGCTTTTTGGATTGGGTTGTCGTGTGTGAGGTCGACCAGCTGGCCGTAACCCACGAGCACCGTTTGAAGTGCGGTCAATCCATAGCCGGTATAATCGGCTTCCGTTACTTGTCCGATGGTTTTATAAGTTACGCCGGATTCGGTCGCCGTTGCAATCACAACACCCGCGCGGACGTAGTCGTCCCCGTTGTCTTGGGGCTGGATCCAAATGGTCGCGGCCGCGTTATTGTGTGCGGGTTGTAGTTGGATATTTGATCCGGGTTTCGTTCTCACGCTGTATCTTGGCGGTCGTCCGTCTACCCCGTTATAAATGTACGAGAATACATAATACCCGTGGCCGTCATGCTTAACAACAGCGCCCATGGTTAGCGTTTGCGTTTTTCGTTTGTTGTCGTCGGTGTAGGAGTAGGAATTTTTAATCGCCCGCGTGATCACGTCGTAGGGTTTGACGTTGGTTTTTGCGAAATCGTCAGAAAAAGAAGTCGAAAGGGTTTTCCAAAAATTGTCGCTACCGTTGTACATAAAAGGCGTGAAACCTCGCACCCCGTTTTCTTTGTCACCGAAAGGGTAAAGCTTACAACTAAAAGCCCGCATATCCCGGCGGGAGAGCATGCTGATGACGTCCAGCGTCGGCTCATTGTCCACCATTCCCACGTAACCCACCGTGACGTAACTGTGGTTGTATTCGTTATAGTCCGACAAAACCAGCCGGTTTCCGTCCATGGCGGAAATAACGAAGGCCCTTTGGAAATATGACCGGGAGTCATAAACCTCGTAGCGTTCAAAGCCTGGAAGGTCGATGGCATAACCACGACCAACAACTTTTGACCCGACGCGGTCATAATTGATCAGGGTGATATTAATGATATCGCCAATTTTGATGGGTTGGGAAAGAGCGAGCTGACTGGGTGCGGTTACGGAACCATTTGACGTACTGGCCAAAGTCCCTATATTAATATCATAATCGCTGGACACGAATGAGCCGATTTTGTTGATATAGTAATTGTCGCCGCTGTAATAGAGGCTGGGCTTGCTTTCGAATACCTCGCACATAGCCATTTTTTGCAATGTCATATTGTCAAGACCTCCTGTCTCATGATGATTGTGTCTAGCGTCACGTTATTACATACGAGGATATCGTCAACATTGGCGCCGGTTTTAACATAATTTCGAAAGTCGATGCCAATAGATGATCCACCTACTGTGTAAATATTGGCCCATGGTGCGGTATCGATCACAACGTTTCCAGCCGTGACAAAATCAAACTGATTCAGCATGACGTCGGTTTTTCCCGCTTTAATGGCTACGCTTCCGCCTTTGTTGGTGTGACCGATGAGGAGATACGAAGAATAAGAGCCGAAAAATGGGCCGTTTTGGTCAATGTCGTCCTCTGTGTAATTATGCACGCTGGCTTTGAAGTTGTAAGGCTTGACGTTTACGTGTTCGCCTTTGAGTTTTGCCAACCCGTCGGCCAGTTTGTCTTTGGTGTCCTTTTCTTCTTGTGCCGATGCAAATCCGTTGCCTTTAATGTGTGTGGCTTGGTGCATGGCGTGTGAGCCGGTCAGCTGAGACAGGGCCATTTTTTCTTCGTGTGTTACTGTTAAGCCCGGGGCATGGACGGCAAAAACGGCGTAAACATCGGAGCCCTTTTGCAATACGTTTCCCCATTTATTATACCATGACCCACGGCGGAGGACTTCCTCAATAATTTGCCCATACCAATACGGATAAGAGTACGGCATGGCTTTGTTGTTTTCGGGGTAGTTGCTAAATACTTTTAATTTATGATCACCGTTTAAATTTGACGCCGTGCCCGGATGGAGTGAGCGAGCCGCGCCCGATTGTGTGAACGTGTAAAGCATTTGCCAAGCTCCGACAGTTGAAATGGTGATGGTTTCCACCAGCGAGGCTTGGGCATAGGAGCCCTCAGTTTTGGTAATGTCGCTGACATAGCCCGGCCGGTAAGCGTAAGTGTACCCGCCATGAGTTGGGACGGCATAACGTAGCCACACCATTTGGCGTTGCGATAAGGCGGTCACCACATCCAAATATTTTTCGTAGCCGGTGCTTTCGACGTCGGTTTGAAAAATCATTTTGAAACTGATTTGCCCATTGGTCACCCCCAACTGGCCGGCTTCGTTTCTTGTGTATCCTCCGCCGAGGTTGTTGGGTGTGTATAATGGTGTTTCATGGCCAACAATTTTGGCGGATGTGAGTTCTTGCCCCGGGTTGGTGGCGATAATGTCGTAAATCCGTAATGGCATTTTCTTTTTCTCCTTTGCTTTCCTCGTGCTGTTCTTCCTATTATTATATCATGAAAAGCTCATTTTGTACGGAATAAAAAGGAGGGCTGAGACCCTCCTTTTTTATAACTCGGTGCGAATCACTGCATTTTCCCCAATCGTGAAACCGACCACAAAAAATTTTGTTTCCTGCGGTTTTGCTTCTTTGTGTTGGTAATCGAGCACGGACGAAAGCGTCCGGCGGTACGGTGTCGCACCTTGTGTTCGTACGATAACACTCATTTTTTTCCTCCCTTATGCTAATCCCAATTCCACCTCGTGGCGAATTTGGCGGGCTAAGCTTGTCACATCCATTCCCGGCGCTGGGTTGATGTTGATGTGTACTGCGTTTGAGCTGTTGTTGTTGATGGTTGAGGCGCTGGAATAATTGCCATAGCTTGCATACTGTGCCCCGTCGTGAGAAGCTCCATCAGCTGAACCAAAGAACGTATCTTTTACCCAGTTCCAAATGTTTTCCCCCAACTTCCCGATGGCGCCGACAAGATCCGAAATCCAACCAACAAAGGTGCCAAGGGCTTTGGACACAAGGCCAAGAGTGGACGCGATACCTTTGAGGCCTTCGGCTACTACTGTACCAATTAACCAGCCCAAGAAGTCCGTGAATGGTTTAATATTTTTAATCAGCTTGCCGATATTTTCCCCAAGCTCGCTGAATGACTTCCAGAGAAAATCAAGAATTCCGGTCTCTTGCATTTCGTCGATAGCGTCCTGAATTGGCTTGAGCGCTGAATCAAGGAAGGACTTGACAACGTCAATCGCACCACTGATGGTGTTCCCCCATGAACTGAAATCGGCGTCTTTGAAGAAGCCCGTCACGATCTTGGTCGATTTGTCAATGACATCAGCCACCGTGTTATAAAGCGACGTGAACACATCGATGATGGCTTGCACGCCTGTTTGGAATGCTTTGCTTTCCGCCCATTCGTTGATCGTGTCCCCAATGCCTTTGATACTGTCGGCTATTCCCTTGATGTTTTCCTGTACCGTTGGGTCATTAAATGCCCCGGTGATGGCTTGACCGATATTTGTTGCCGCTGACAACAAGGACGCGGACAAACCAGCGAATGCTGAGAGGATAGCCTGGAAAGCGTCGGATTCGACAAAGTTTTTCACATCCTCAAAAATGCCCTTGATGCTTTGGAATGCGTTTTGGATTTTTTCCTGTGTTTCAGGATTTGCGAAGGCGTCGAAGATGGATTTGCCCACATCCTTAATCGCGCCGAAAATTTGTGCGATCGCGTCGTTGATACCTTGGAAGGTTTCCTTGATGGTGTCGGCGTTGCCTTGGTCTTTGAACATGCCAGTGAATGCACCGCTCACGTCTTGGACAAGTGAGACAATACCACCAAGCACGGTGGAAAGTACGCCAAGAGTACCGGTGACAAACTCTTGAAAACCTGGCGTTTTTACCATGTCGCTCAAGTTTTTACCAATGTCCTTGATACCTTCGACAATGTGCGAAATGGTGTCGCTGGTGTCACTGTTAGAAAAGGCGGTGCTGATGGACTTAATCAAGCCCGTGATAATGTTTGCGGCTGAGCCGACCAGTGAAACGATGCCGTCCACCACTTTTTTGAAAATTTGTGAATCCGCCACGCTTTTTACACTGTCGACAATTTGCTTGATTAGGTTACCAACCGCACCCAATGTGCCCTGCATGGTGTCGGATGCGAAAGCATCGCCAAGCGTTTTAGCGATTGACTTGATGGCGTCCATGATGGAGCCGAGCGCGTGGCTCGCACCTTCAAAGGCTTTTCCCCAGTCGATTTTACCGACCATATCACCAAGGCCTTTACCAACAACGCCGATGGCATCGCTGATTTGCTTGATGATATCTAAGGTACCCTTGAAAACGTCCGAAAAGTTAATGTGTCGACCGATGGATTTTACAACGTCAAAGACTAGCCGGAACTTGGCTCCGATGATGTCAAACACCTTGACAGCACCGTCAAGCACTGCCGAAAAGTCAACGCCTTTCAGCGCGTTTTTGATGGTGTCACCAATTCCGCTAACCTTCGAAAAGGCTGATTCTATGCCTTTTGTAATGGGTGAAAAATCCATGCCGTCGATTTTGTCGGTCAACTTGCTGACAAAATCGATACCCCCAGCTGTCAACTTGCTGTAAACGGACTGAAATTTTTGCCCTAACGTTTCCTGAAGCGTTTCAAATGCTTCACCCATGGTTTTTGGTACGGTTGCGGCTTTTCGTGCCGCGTCGGATTGGCCAATCCTTGACACCGCCTGGTCGACCATTTCAGCTGAAATGGCGCCTTTTTCCATCGCGGCTTGGAAAGATCCAAATTGTTTGATAATGTCAGGGAAGTTGCGCTCAATTTCCTTTTTAATGGCGCCACCCAAACCCGCGTCGCGGAGTTGGCCAAAATCCTGAGCCATTAATTTTCCTGCGCTGTTAATTTGGCTGAAAATCACCCCGATGTCGGAGATCTTGCGGGAACCATCACCCAGTAAGGCGTAAGCGTTGGCGATGTTTTTCGTTAACTCGCCTGCTTTGTTGGCTTCAACGTTGGACGAAACCAACCCCGAAATCACCTTGTTGAGTTCGGAGCTTCCGTAGGTCGTGGTTTTGGCGTAGTTCGCCATCTCCTTGGTCAGTTTGTCAATGGTGCCGGAATCCACATCCGAGAAATCAAGCACGTTTTTAAGGCTCTTGGCGCTTTTTTGTGCTTCCTCCATGGAAGCCACCGCACCTTTAACCGTGCCAGATACGGTGTTTGTGATATTTTGACCAATGGTTAGCAAGGAACCGCGGACGATGGTCCCAATTCCTGAAGCGATCCCACGAAACGGAGCAGTGATGGCGCCAGTAATCGCATGACCGATGCCACTCATTCCGCCAACAATTGTGCGTGAAATGAGACCGCCGACCGCCGAAAATGTACCAGTTACGGCACCTTTAACGGCTGAGCCGGCCGATTTGATCCCCTCAACGCCAAGGCGCCCAACGGTCCCCCATACAGTGCTCAAGGTTTTGACAACTGCGGTACCCATTTGAGCCGCGGCATCAACTGCCATTCCGCCAACAGCTGAAACGCCAGTTTTTGCAACGTGTCCAAGGTTGGAGACGATCGCTTTCGGTGCTTGCTTCAGTGTAGAGGTTAAACCTTCAAGCCCGACGGATGACAAGTTTTTGAGCTTTTCGGTAACCGTTCCGGGAGCTTTGGTGATATCCTTGATCGTTGAAATAATACTGCGCGCTTTATTGGTTACGCCATCGTGGAGGACTGCGTGAGCTTCGGCTTTTGCGTCAGATATGCTTTTCAGTTTCGCCTTGGTTTCGTTGATTTGTTTGCTGATTTCCGCAAAGCCTTTTGGATCGGCTTTGACGTCGATATTCGAAAGCTCGGTGTCAAGTACGTTGACACGTTTGGTCAACAACTCGGCCAACTTGTCAAGCTGGGCAAAATTGGCTTTTACTTCGTTAAATCCGGATTTTGAGCGGTCAAAGTTGATAATCTCTCTTTGATTGCCCAGCGTCGAAATTGCCGCGTCGATACCCTCGATCGATTTGCCAAATTCACGGACGCCATTACCCGGGTCAAATTTAAAAGTCCCAGCTGTCGCGTTCAGTCGCTTGACTGATGCTTCACTGACCGTGATTTGGCGGGTGAGTGATCGTGATTCGCGCTCAGCGTTAGCCACTTGTTTGGCTAATTTAAAATATGCGCTCGGGTCCACATCCGGGTCAATTTTGTCCAGGTCATCGCGAAGCAGTTTCGCTTTTTCGTTTGATAAAGCGAGAGCTTGCGCGAGTTGCTCGTGGCGTTTAACCACCAAGTCGGCATTGGTTGGGTCCAACTTTATATCTTTGCTGAGTTCGTTGGCCTCGCGTTTGGCTTGAGAAATCGCCGCGGTTACCGTCTTTAAGCTCTTTTCGAGCTGGACGGTGCGGCCGTTGATCTCAATTTCAAGTTTATTCGCCATATCTTACCTCCTTTTTTGTTGTTGTTTGGCTACTTTGTTATAAATGTCAATAGCCATGTCATAGGGTGCATCTAGTAGCACCTGGTCGTTGATATGCTCGGACGCCGTCAAATTGATGATGGTTGTCATAACTACCTTTTTCGGGTAGCGCTGGCGGGTCCTCACGTGGAGTTCGTCCAGTTTATCGGGTATAAAATCCGGGCCGTCTTCGTCTTCCTCCGGTGTCACCGTTGGTGTCATCAAGTCCAAAAGCGGGCCGTCTGGATCAATCCCGATCAAATCCAGCCCCTCCATGATTTGGGAGGTGACCAAACCCAGCTCGTTTTTTTGTCCGAGTTCCTGCTGGGCTAGTGCCCGGTCAAGTTCTTGGAAGTCGTCGAAAATGTCCCGGCCTGTGCGTAAGGTGTAGTTCATCACCTGTCGTAATGTTAACATATTAACCTCTCAATATATGAAAACGGCCACGGCTAAATAAAGCCGTAGCCGTTGATTTGTCATTAGCCAAACAAGTCGTCGGCGAGTTCCGCCGGGTCGACATTGTCGATGATGTCATACAACTCATCAGAGTTGCCCTCTTTGGTTAGCCGTTGGTACTCTTTGCGTGCGTCGATCACGTTGTAAGCGTCCAGCAGGTAAAGGCCAAGGGTCAAGACTTCGAGGGCCTCGATTTTTTCTTCTCCGGTTCCGTCGCCTACTTTTTGGACGATGTCCAGCAAGTGTTGACCGGTTACCAAGCGAAAGTTTTTGAGTTTTGAGTATTTAACTTTTGACATTTTGTTTTTTTCCTTTCGTTTATATGCTATTAGGCGCTACGAGTTGTGCCAGTTGCTTGTGAGTTAGCCAAGACCGTAGTCGTGCCTGGTACATAATCCGGCAGGATAATTCCCCCGCCATCAATGTAATCCAAAACTTTTTGGACATCGTCGCCATAATACAAGTACTCAAATTCCGCTGATTTTAGCCCCTTTTTGGTTGTGTAGTAGTCGGAGCCTGAAGCTTGCACGGATGCTTCCCATTGCACCGCAGTTGGAGTTTCCGAGCTGTCCGTGGTTGTTGATTTGCTTGGTTTTGATGTCACTGACATTGACGGGTAAACCGTGACTAACAAAGCACGGGTCCCATCACGTCGGGTTCCAAGTGTTGCGTATTGGACCAAGCGTTGTGGATATTGTCCGACTGATGCATAGCCGGCCCCGTTGGCCGTGGTGTCTTGGCCGAAGAACTTAATGCGGAGATCAGGATCTAGTTGCAAAAAGTTGAGTGTACCTTTTAGCAAGCTTGCCCCCGCGATGGTTGCGTGGTCAGGTACATCATCGGCCGCAATGTTGGTCACGTTAGCTTCGTCGCTCATTGCGGAAACTGAAACCAATCCGGTTCCTTTGATGACGTCGCTGTATTTAACCTTTGAGTCCAACTGCGCGATGAGTAAGCGTTGGTTACCATGGAACATAGCGCGGTCATTATATTGAAAAACCATATTTTTTTACCTCATTTATTTTAGTTTTTGTCTTGCATCCTGCAAAACTTTGGTGAGCGTACGCGCGCCATCTGGAATCCGGCGAGGAGCCAGATACACCAGCGCGTGGTACGATTTGTTACTGTAGCTTGCGCGTTCGCCTCCGTCCACCAGGTAGGTCGCCGACTGTCCGGGCTTGGCTTTATTTTTAACCATCAGCCGGATATTTCTCGCCAACTCACCGGTGCGAACATGGCGCCGGGCGTAAAGCCGCAAATCATCCGCGATGCCTTGGGCTACATTTCGCACGGCATCATCTGCGATGGCTCGCACGTTGTCAGCTAATGCTTCCATATTGTCATTACTCATCCGGTACACTCCCCGGGCCGATTAGAGTGATTGACCCTGTAAAAATATTGTATCCACTGTCTTCATCATATTCAACGTAATTGACTCCGTTTTCCAATTGCTCTAAAATGGCTTTATGTGTGAAAGCGGGGCGTTTTTGCAAAAAAATGAGATCATATGTGGATGATGCAATCATGGGGACGCCGTCCGAGTAAACCGACTGTGAGCCTCGGTGGTTGATAAAAAGCGTTTCTTTTGTGAGCATGTCTTTGGATGTTCCAAGGACGATATCCCAATCGGGCAACTCGTCGGCCAGCCATTGGTAAAGCTCTTGATAAGTTTTATAAATCATTAGCGTTTCCCCCGCGTGCTGGTTCCTTCGATGAAGTACGACGTGCCGGTGACGTCCTGTGCAAAATCGGTCACGCTGTATTTGATACCTTGGTGCACAAAATACGGCGTATTGTCCTGATTGTACCCCGGGCCGAAAAGTTGGATTTTAAAGCGTAATGCTCGGCCAGCTCCTCGCTCGTTATATTTGTCACGCTGTTCACGGGTCACCTTTTGCTTCACGATCGGCACATCTATTCGCGTTTCGGTTTCGATGTATTCGCCATTTTTGTTTTTCGTTTGGGTGATCGTAATGAGTGTTACTTGGTCATACATACTCAAGCACCTCCATAGGTGAGCTGATTGATGATTTGCCGTAGTCGCTCGGTTTCGCTTTGTCGAAACGTTGGTGCCGCGTCCTGCAACATCCCAAGCCGTACATACGTATTAACATATGCCGACACCAAGGGTCTTTTTGCACCAGTGATACCAGCCACGGTGAGAGAGGCAAGGGCTGATTCGATCAAGCCCAACACCTCCTCGTCATAGACTGTGACACCATCAGGCATTCGTAGGTACGTTTTAGCATCCTTTAAAAAATCGTTTGGTGTCATGGTTTTACCTCACTTTTTAGCGCTCAGTATCGACAACCGCGATCCCGCCAAAGGCTACTGGGCGACCAGTTGCTGGCGTTTCCACTAGGATGTCATTTTCGTTTCTTAGGAGTTGGAATTGCTCAATTCGTGCCAATGGTTGGTGATCGATATGATAAGCACCTTCCGCCATTACGGTTGGTTTGATTGCTTTTGTGCCTTGGTAGATAACAACGGAATCAACCCCAAACGTGTCGCAAATTGCTTGATTTGTGCTGAAGAATGTGGTGTTAGGCCATTTAGCACGGACAGCCGCGATGAGGTCGCGTTTTTGTTGTTTTGTTAGGATCAAGAATTTGCGACCTGGTGCGTCGATTGCATCAACCGCTTCTTCAACGGCGGAAACAAAGTCCTTTTTACCCGCTACGTGGGCCACTTTATTGGTGTCCGTTTCGTTTAGGATTGAAATAAAGCCATTTTCAGCAGTGCTTGATCCAGTTTCGCCGTCAGTGGCGCTACCTTCAACTAGGGCCAAATCAACGATTTTATCGATGACTCTTTGGGCCAGCTCAGCGACGATGGTGTTGTATAGCTCGCCGTAATTGTCGATGGTGCGTTTGTCGATTTCGTTGATGGATTGGACCTTATAAATCATTTTCGGTTTGATGGCTGAAACTTTCAAGCTTGCGGCTTGTTTTACTTTTTCGGTCCCTGGGATGTGCACTTGCGCTTCGTCGTTTGATGTCAATTCACGAGTGACAAGGAGAGCGCCAAGGTTTGAAATTTTAAACAATGGGTAAACTGGGTTAGAGCGAGTCAAAACCGTTTCCAATTGGAGTTCCAGTTTGCGCGGCAAGTAATTATCTTTGTCAGTAACGGTGATTCCGTTTTGTTGGAGTTTCTCAGTCCACGCTTTTTTAAATTCAGCATCAGATGCTGAATTCAAATGCAATTGCGCGAAATCCTCCATTGCACGGTCAGTTTCAAGATATGGTTTGTTTTGTACTGTATCCATTTTGTCCTCCTGTTGGATAAGTTGGTTTCGTTGTTTTTTTAGCTCTTTGATTTCATCGCTGATTTTGTTGAGTGCCTCAACATCCGTCGCGACCTTGGCTGATTCCGCCAACTCTTCGAGCTTATTATCGATGGATTCGATTCGGTCGATCAGTTTCATCGGGTTTCCCTCCATATTATTATCTTATCATATTATATCACTTTTATCTGACGGCGTCAGATAAAAAGTGCGCTACGAAGCACATTTACCCGGATTTTTTCCAGTTCGTCTTCTTGGTCGTTTTCGGCTTCGTCCGTTGTAACCGTTTCAGTTACATCAGCCGGGACCTCTTGGCTTTCGGCTTCGTCGGATTTTTCCCCGTCCGTTGTAACCGTCGGGGTTACATCAGCCGGAGCCTCTCCGTTTTCGGTTTCGCCGGTTTCGGTTTCATCCGTTGTAACCGTCGCGGTTACATCAGCGGAATCCCCTTTTTCCATTGTAACCGTCGGGGTTACATCAGCGGGGGCCTCTTTGTTTTCGGATACTTCGCCCGTGTTGCGATCAGCTCCAACGCTCACAAGGCTTACCTCTTTTAAGATTGCGCTATTGACTCGGACGAAATCCCCGTCGTCCATGACGTCGTAATCCTTGATGTAATAGCTCACGCTTAATTCGTTAATTACACCATCGCGCCAAAGTTGCTCGGCGTGTTGGGCTTGCGGTGTGTTGGAATAAAAGGTGATCTCTCCGACGAATTCGCCGGCTTCGTTTGGTTTTCCTGTGGTGGTGATATATCCCACGACATCCTCCACGCGGTTATCCGCGTGCTCAACTAGTACCGGGTAACGGTCGCGGGTGGTTTGGATAGAATCGGCCGCAAGTTGCAACCGGTTATCGTTGACCACGTCAACGTGCGCGTAGACAACGCGGTAAGATTTGCCCGCCTTGTCTTCCGCGCTATTTTTGACCAAGTCGCCGACCGTCACGACGTTATCGTGCGCATCGACTAATACGTTTTTGATTTTCATATTTTTTCCCCTTACGTCCTATTAACCAATCAAGACGGCCGCAGGTTTGGCAGTGTTGGTGCCTGCGTCGTACACTACACGCGCACCATCCGGACGGAACAATACGTACACATCAGTGGCGATTTGGTCGGCCTTGTAAGCTTTGCTCACGTTTGAAAGGAAATTAGCCCCCACTGGTTGCACGTTTTTGACTTCTTGTGTACCTTTTGAAATTTTAAGGCGTGCCCCATCGTAAGTGTAAGTGTAGTCCTTATTTTTGAGGTCGGCCGTAGCTGTTGCGATGGCTTGTTCCACTTTGGTTTTGCTGTCGCGGTCATAGTCAAAACGCTGACTAGAAATCAAAGCACTCAAACCTGTGAAAATCCCCAGGTTGGTATACGTTGGCTGATCGTTTAGCATTTGCGTGACTTTGGTTTGCACGTCGGCAGGTGTTGCTTTGCCGTTGATGCGCTCGGTCAATTTTGCCCAAATGTCGGTCGTGTTGTAATCGGCCGCAGTGTCTAAGATGGCCTTGGCAATTTGCTTGATGTGGTCATCTCCAACAGCGGCGGAAGTTGCATTAGCGGCCGCTTGTGTCAGTGTTTCGGTGGCTGTTTCGTCAACCAACCCAGCGATCGCGTCGATTAATTGGGCAAAATTGGATCCGTTGGCTAATTGTCCATCAGTCCATTTTGGTTTTTGGCTTTGAGAAAAAGCGTTTGTTTTTTGTGTCATGATGTGCTCCTTTAATTATTCACTTGTGTTACGTATTGTTTGCCGGTGCGGTCTGTGTATACTATCATCGCTTCGTCGATGTGAAAGACACGTCCCACCCACACTTTAGCGTCGTCGTCATATCGAGCGGATCCGGTATAAAATCCGTGAAAAAAGATTTGGTATAATCCAAACGCATCACCCCACGATTTGCCGGACGAGGTGTTTTTGTTATACACGGTAATAGCCAAGGTATTACCGTCACCGGTCACTTGGCCTTGTGTCGGTTTCAGGGTTAAAGCGTTAACGCTAGATATCCATTTGTTAAACTCATCACCAAACGGAGCACCCATCCAGCCGTCAGGGTCAACCGCTGTTGTTTTGCCATAGTTTGGACTAGTTCCAACCATGATGACTTCCGCATCTTTGGTGCCTTCTCGTGATACCATCGCAAGGTCAAAACCGAGCAGGTACCCGTTCCCTGACTTGTACCCGTCGATGAGTGCTTGTGTGTTATAGTAAACATCACCAAGTATATGATACATGAGCTGATTTTTGTTTAATAGCTCGTTCAATAGTTGATCACTACCAATCAGTGACACCTCCCCGGGTGTGCGTACTTGTTTTGGTGTTGGTGATGATGCCGATGATTTGACTTTGTTGATTTCATCGTCAATTTTTCGGCCAATTTCTTGCAGTGCTACAGCTGTGACTGGTGTACCGGTTCCGGCTTTTTGTTTGATGGTGGATTCGATGACGCCTTCAAAACGTTCACCGCCACCGCTGTCACTATAATCTGGAAATGGCATTTCTTATCCTCCTTTTCGTTTAGCGCCTAAACTCAAAACGTCCGCGTCACTATAAATCCCCAGCTCGTACATCACGCGGATCACGTTTGCCTGCCGTTTATCCTGCCAAGTTTGGCCGGGTTTATAACGAGCTTCCGCCCAGTCGTACCTGTTGCGATCTTGGAGCGGATTGATTACTTTTGTCGAGTCCGCCCAATACTGGGCATCTATTGACGCTTTGAGCTTGTCAATGGTTAACGTACCACGAGAGGGTGAAATGATATTACCCACCAGTGGATACGTGACCCAGCTCGTGTTGTTGATATTTGGCGCAAATCCGTACCCGTAGATGGTGCCCGTGGTTTTGTAGTCGGGAAGCTGTAAGCCCGCTTGATTGTCAAACCAAATCGTCCAAGGCACGGACGACCGGTCCAAAGTGTACATCATAGGAGCACGCCTGGTACCACCACCTGACAAACCGTTTAGCAAACTTGCCGTGAGTTTATCACCTGTTGATACTGTCATGACCAATCACCCCAAAACGTCGAATCGCCCAAATCACGCACAGGGATATACCAGTAATCACCATTAGCGCGACGCTGACTGATCCATTCGTAGCCCGCGGCGATGAGTCGCCGGTCGTACTTGATGGCGTCGCCTTTTCTAAATAGATAGGCTTGCGGGTTGTTTTTGTCTGGTCCTTTGGTTCTTGCTTTAATGTTATACCCACACCGAAACACACCAAGGGCAGGCTCTCCTTTTGGTGCCTGCGTTGGTTGTTGTGGTTGCGTTTGTGGTTTACTTTGTGCTGGTTGGGTTGTTTGTTCGCTTAGTTGTTGCACTCTAGCGATAAAATCAGCCCATCCGACACCCACGATGGAGTCCATGTGGTCGCTTCCGCCAAACTCTACTGACGCTGTCGCGTGGTCGATGATTCGGTAATCGGAAAAAGGCACGCCTGACTCACGGATTTTACGCGCCACATATTGGGCGACTGCTTCCGCGCTTTGTCGGTTTTTTTGTGGATCGTTGCTGATACATTGTTCCACTTGTAAAAATGCATATTTATTAACGTATCCCGCACCCCAAGCGACGGTACCATATGGCGCAAGCTCTACGACGTCACCGGACCAATCGCAAAACGCATGCACGAAAGTTTGGATGTTTTGCCATTCGCGCGTGAAATACACGCCTTCATTTCGGGCTGTTGCTTCCGGCGTTGCCGTATTGTGGATGATAATAATCCGTTTTCCGTTGTGTGGTGTGGCTTGCTGGTTTGGCAAGCCCTGAAGGTATGATTTTTGTACATTAATTTCCATTGTCGTCCTCCGTTTTGTCTTGGTCGTCGTCGCCATATTTGACTTCCACGCTGTTTAGGTTAGTTCGGAATGTGTCCCCGCCCTCGATTGGGTCATAACCCATTAGGACGCGAATTTCGTTAACCGCCAAAAATGCCCCGTTAGTGTTGGCTTTGGCCAGTGCCACGATTTGGTCCATTGATGCCCACTTTGTGATCGGTTGGGAAATTTTGATCCGTTCAAAAGTGTCTTTTTTTCCGGTGTTGATGCGCGCATTTGTGGTTAGTAATTTATACGTTAGCTCAGTTTCAAACTCATTGACCAAAGGCGAAAGAACCTGGTCAACGAAATGCCGGTAATCGGCTTCCGTGTAGTTACCGGTTAGCAAGCTTTCCGAAAGTCCAAAACCATTTAAAATTTCCCTTTTGATAATTTGCACGGCTTCATCCGGAATGGTTTTGTACTCGTTTTTTAGTTCCACGACGTCGGCTTTGGCATCGACAATCCCCAAACCGTTATAACTTGCCACTTCTTGCATTACTTTGAGTTGGTCAATGGCTGTTTTTTTGAATGTGTCAACACTCGATCCCACGGCCGCATTGATTTTCAGGAATCCCCGCAAATTATTGCCTGAGAGTTCCCGCCCGATATTGTTCAAAATTGAATCATATAATGAAGCGTTGCTGGAAATGTAATAAGGCGAAGTAATCGCCAGCACATCGTCCGGCGCTTTGTTATATCCCTCTTGGTCCGTCAGTTTTAATGACGTCAAAATGCCATTTTTTCGGACCGGTTGCAAATATACGGTGGCGCCTGTCATAATGCGCGTGGCAATTTGCCGGCGCCATTCGGCGTTTGTTTTGCATCCATTGGGGGCAAAATTGAGCACTTCGTAAATATCGCTCCCTAGTTTGTCACGTTGCAAATACTTTCCGTCCTCTTGTCGGACATACACCCGGTGGCGAATGTCCAATTTGGAAAATTCGCGCGCCACAAAGTAAATAACCGACTGCATATATGCGGACGTGTATTGCACCGCTTGGTCGGACCAGGTGACGACCTGAGTCCGCTTGTCAACGTCGCCCCGCATCATGCGGACGACTGATTCGATGACTCCCATTGTGTGTCACCTCCTTATTACCATAGTGTAGTGTTTGGCGTGCTGATACTGCCGTGGGTTTTGCTGTTGTGGCACTTTTGACAAAGAAGCCAAAGATTGGCCGGGTTATACGCTATATCCCAGTCGTGCATGTTGTCGACTGTGATTGGCGTTTTGTGGTCGACAATATAACGCCCAGTGATTGGCTCCCCGCAGTACTGGCAGGTCATTTCGTCACGTAATTTGATTTCGTCACGCGTTTTAATCCATTTGGGCGACTGATAAAACCCAGTATCCCGCACACCTTTTGCTGGTTTTTCTTCCGTTGGCAGGTAATCCATAATGATTACCCGCGCACGTCGTTTTGGTTATCCACGCCTTGCTCACCAGGATTGGTGATTCCGTGCTTGTCTTGCTTGTTTGCCACTTCTTGAGGGAAGTATTTATAAGCGATTTTGGTTAACCAGTTCTTACTTTGCGGATATGCCGCGGAATAATTGGCGACGATTGACGTCACAGCTGAAACGACGTATAAAACTGTGACAAGTGTTGAAACTGTGGTGACATAAGTCATGTCCGCATGGTCCGCCGGAATTAGTGACACCACCGACTGAAGGCCAAAAGGAATGGAAATGATCAAAAGGTTATTGATCAAGCCATAAATTAGTGATTTTGACAGGGTCGATTTGGCTTTGATGGAAAGTGAAACTGCGGCCCAAAGGTCAACAAGTGCCACCACTAGCATAACGATTGACATGTCAGTCGGGCGAAGGTGTGTTAGTTGATTGATTAATCCGTCCATTTTGTCGGTGTCCTCCATGATGATTATATTCTTATCTTATTATATCAAATTCTGGGCGTCCTGTCAGATATAATGCCGGGCTAAATACCCTTAACAATTGCGGTTTTTAGCGCGATCACCAAAGCCACAGCTGGGTCAATTTTGTCCGCGTCGGTCAATTTTGTGGCCATGTAATCACCGCTGGCCCCAACTTTGACCGCTAGGTTGTTCAGGCTCCATTCCAAAATGCGCGAGTTGTGGACCAGTGAGCCCTCCTTGAGTTTGTCTTTGGCGAGTTTGATATAATCGGAAAGGGCGAAACCTTGACGGACTGGGAGCTGTCTTTCATTTTTCACATCAAAAAAGTAATCGTCGATCATTTGCTTCAATACATCATAGCGTGCCCGGTCATATCCAACATACGTTAGCTGGCAGTTGGTACGGTGCACGAATTGTTGCAAAACATCCAGCACATCAGCGGCCGTGATGTAAGCCCCTTGCGTGATGGTTAAATTTTCCATGTTGCGCAGTAACGTTGCCTGAGCCTCGGGTAGTTTGTCCAGTGTGTTTTTAGATCCCAAAGCTTCCACGTGGGCGTATGTGATCCCGTTTTTTTCAGTTAAAAACACAAGCGCGGTCAAATCGCCAACCAAGGAAAGGTCAACACCCAGCACAACTTCCGCACCGGTCCAAACCTCGTCGAAGTCGTAATCCGTACGGGCGGATTCTTCGGGCATAATGTATTTGGTGGTGTCTTGGACTTGTACCCCCATATTATAGGAAAGAAATTGAAGCTGTAAAGCATTATCGCGCGAAGCGATATTATACTCATCACGAACAGCTTCAATTTTTGGCAGGCCCCCCGGTAGCATCGGCGCGGCCTTGGTCCAGTTTTTCTCATCGGTTACTTCTCCGGCTTCGTCCAGTTGGTAAATCAAACCGATTGAGCGGTCGCTCTCGAATTCAGCTTCGGAGGTGAAACGCTCCAAGAGGTCATCAAAGAGGTAGCCGCGCGTGATACCGCCCGAAGTTATGTAAATAGAGCGCCAGCTGTGTTGCTTTTGGCGTGATCCCTTGTTGACCGCCGAAATAACATCCTCGCGGTATGTGTGGACCTCGTCAAACACATTTAAGCTCGTATTACCGCCTTGTAGGCGGGCCACATCATGGGTGGCTTTTCTCACTTCGTTATTTGTCGGCACACACTTGATGCCGGTTTTGGTCGTCTTTAGCTGTCCGGTATCTCCCAACATGCGGAGCAATCCATCACCGGCGGTGATTTGGTTCCTGATTTGTCCGTAAACGTGCTCGGCTTGGTTGTTATCATAGGCGACAATCCACGACTCCCCGCCATAGTTGCCACCGTATAGCAACCAGTAAGCCTCAAGCGCTGACATCAGGGTGGATTTTCCAGCCCCACGGATAATCACAAGCATGGTTTCCTCAATCAGTGCTGATCCGTCGTTGGTATAATATCCCCACCACAGCTCCATCCACCATTTTTGGGCGGGTTGTAACTTGATCAAACCCAAAGTCCCGGTGGTCATATAAACTTGCGACTCTATAAAATTGATAACGTTTTCGACGATATCAGGGCGGTATTGATATTTCCCCTCTAGTGCGCGTTTGTGAATGCGTTTGTGTTTTTTAATTGCTCGTTCAATGGCTTTACTGTGCCGCACTCCGTGGGCTTTGTCATATGCTAATAGCTCATTCAGATACTTCATACGGTCTCTCCTTTCAAAAAAAAGGCACGTTTCAGTGCCTTTATGTTCCTATAATATTTATGCGAATGATCCCCACGCTGGACCCGTTCGTTTGGTTCCGTTACTTTCCCCTGTTGGAATATACCAGTAACCACCACCGGAGCGTGGTTGGCGAATCCATACGTACCCGTTAGCGTGGCAGTACGCGTCGTAATGAACCTTTGAGCCGGCCGGGAAGAGGTACGGGCTCTTGTTGTTGGTTGATGGCCCACCCTCACGGGCATAAATTGCATATGCGCTTGTAAATGTTGCTGATTCCGCGATCCATTGACTGTTTGCACTTGCGATCGCTTGTGGTGCTGGTGCTTTTGCAACTTGGTTACCTGTTAATGCTTTAGGTCGGAAGGCTGTGGCGTAAGTTGCCGAGTATGGCAATTTCACTAGGTTATAGCAAGAACCACCGCCGGGATAATATGCCCCACCTTGGTTTTGCCCTAGGAACCAACCCCAGCCGTTGCCAGCGTCGGCGTGGAAAATCGCCACGTGAGAATACGGCGTTGAACTTGTCACGGCAAAAATGGCAACGTCACCGGGTTGCATGCGCTCAACTTCGATGAAACCGTTTAAAATTCCGTTACTGTGTCGCTGTTCCCATAGGTCACGAGCGTATCCGGTGTTGGTGCAGTTTACAATTTGCACACCCAGCCAGCGGCAGTAATCCGCGAAACCGTCCCAACATTGGGCGCCATAATATCCGTCAATGTCATATCCGCGACCGATTGAGCGGTTGTAATATTCGTTATAACTTACCATTCTTTTTCTCCTTGTATCGTTGGTATTGTGTCACCAGTTGGTCAACGTGTTTTTGTGCTTTCTCCATGATCGGGGTCATTTTATCGCGCACCGCGTCATAATCAATGTCACCAGCTTCAGTGACTGGCACCTCGATTTCGGTTTCCTTCAGTATTTGCAGGGTGATTAAGTCATTATAGTTGGCATATTCAAAGGCAACATTTAATTGCGTTGACACATATAAGCCAAACTCGGGCGCCTTGCTCTCTTCGTCCAAGGGCTGAAGCGTCATTATATCCGACGCGATAAAAGGCTCATCGATATAATTTGTGTGGCCAAATTTGGACACCGTAATTGTACCGCGTGGCGTTGTCGGGACATCATTTCCGACAGTATAGGCCGGAATGGTTTTGCTGTTTGTTACCAGTGGAATTTCACCGGGTAGCATGTCGACAAGGTTAATCCGCGGATTTCGCGAAATGTCAAAGAGTGTCTCAATTTTCCGTTTTTCGGTTTTAATCATTTGTCACCCTCCAATCCGTAGAGCATGCCATCGAGCTGATTTGTCAACATGTCGCGCAAATCCTCAACCGTTACGCCGTCGGTTTTTGTGATATAATAACCAACCGCCGTGCGTATGTAATCATCTTGCGTGACAGTCACCGCTCGCGCTTTTGGCGGATATGAAAGTCGGACGGCTGGATCGATTACTCGGTGCGTGTGGAATCTAGCGTCATTGTTTGACTTCACGGCGTCGACCCAATAGGGCTCGAGATCGTCGGCCCATTTGTTGTCAATGTCGATGCGTCCCCGTTTTTTGATCCGTTGGTGTCCATCTTCAGCAATGTTGAAAGCTTGCACTTTGGTGTCACCTTGTGGAGTGTGTGGCGTAAAGAAAAAGATTGACGTGTCGACGAAGGCTTCGAAAGTTTCCGGTGGGAGTTTGACAATGGTTGTCAATGTGTGATCTTTGAGTAGTTTGTGCCCGCGTTGTTTGTCCAGTTTGGTATCTGGGAGGATAATCGCAACACGCGCACCTTTTGGCGCGTTGTCCAGTGCGGATTTCACAATTTTCATACATCCATGTTTTGACTCGTAAGGCGGGTTTAACAACAACACACTCGGCGCTGTATTCTTTACGTATTGGGCCACGTCTTCGGTAGTTGCGTCACCGTTTCGAATGTTGGAAGCGTCAATTCCATTTACGGTTGCATTCATCACCGCGATGTTGTACATTTGAGGCGTGAATTCAACACCAGTGACCCCGCACCCTGTCATTTTGTGAGCTGTTAATAATAAAGTCCCGCACCCGCACGTCGTATCCATCACCACGTCATCCGCGGTAACGTCTAGAAGTCGCACCATTAATTGCGCGATATGGTGGGGGTCATCACTTGCCCAGCGTTTGATTTTCCTTGTATGTTGGCGTGCATTCGGTATAACATGCCGGCCAGGTCATAGATTTCACCATTTCTCAAAAAATGGTAAACCTCGGCCACCGTGTCCACATAGTCACTGACGCCGCGGGACTCGCCACCTTTGTTGGTTTGGATGGTATCGCGTAGTGCATCACGTATGCTGTCAATTTCGCAAGCATCCACAATGTACGCGAGCAAATCATCAACCGTTGCGCATTTGTGTATTTTGTCAGAGTAAACGTGCAAAGCTGACAGGGCAACCAATATGCGGTCGTAAGGGTCAATAATGCCCAAGCAGTCAAAACCCAAACGGAGCAAAGTCTCAAGACCGTTTGCCAGTTGAATTTCATTTGTTATTGTCATTTTTGTCTTTTCCTTTACTTGTATCGGTCACGGGTTTGACCGTGTACTGGGACAACATGTCTTTGATTTGTTGGCCTAGGTCGTCCTCTTGCTCTTTTTGTTCAATACGAGCAACGCCCAATGGATCCCATTTTTGCGGGTTCCTTGATTTGAGCGAGAAAATGATGGCAACTGTGTCAGCTTTGACCAGTTGGCGCTTCTCTTTGGTGATCACACCGTCTTCGATGATTTGTTCCGTCACCATCATGCGGTCTTTTAATTTGTCAAGTAGTGACTGGTTGGCCGTGGCCTCGATGGTTGAGTGCATTTGATACGTTGCCTCATCCATTGCCTCCTTAAATTCCGGGTGTTGGCTTGTGTAATTGTACAACGTGGAAGCCGCGACGCCCAACATGTCCGCGATGTCTTGCATGGATGCCCCATTAATGCGAGCGGTCCGGATTTTGCTCAAGTTTGGGACCACTTTTGCTTCATAATTGCTTGGTTTCGGCAAGTTTTCACACCCTTTCATTTTCTTTCATGTTTTTTTCAGTTAATATATTAACCGATTAATATCGGTTTTTTCTCCGTTTTAAACCCTCTCCACTTATTGCCGGGCCCTTTTCAAACCTCAAAAACTTTTCGGGCAAAAATTCCCGGGAGGTTTGAGCGTGTGACCCCGTGTCGATTAGTACTCCCCTATAAAGCAACCGCAAAGGGGGGGGGTTTCCTATTTGTCTCTAGTATATCACATTTCCCCGCGCGTGTCAATAATTTTTTCTTAAAAAAGAAAAAAAAAAGATGAGCTCGGCTCATCTCATTCGCTTGTGCTTGGTGCCTTGTGGTAGGTAGGTTGGCTGGCTAGGATCGCGCGGATCTCTGGCAAGTGTTCCCGGCAGTGGTTGATGATCAGGCGCATCACTCGGTGATCATCAGCTGGCGTGTAGTTGTCACCCGGTCGATAGGGTGGCTCGTTATTCTCTCTTCTTGTTCTTGCAACCAGTAGGCGCAAAGCTCGCTGGGCGTTGCATGTGATGACGACATCTTCCGCGATGCGTAAGACATACATGCGGACAAGGTCTTTCCCTTGCATGGTCTTTGCCAGCTCAGGGTGAAACTTTAGGTGGCCATCTTCGTCTTCGTCCAGCTCGTAATCTTCCAAGCGCTTGACGTACATCAATAAATTAGGATGGATGGAAGGTATATGATGAAGGGTGGCTAGGTGATGCACATAGATCATACCGCGTTGCCCTCCGCCTTGTCCTTGTCTTCCTGTTTCCAAATGGTGGTGCCATTCGCTTTGGCTTCCTCTTGGTGTGCTGATAGTGCCCACATTGCCAAGCCGTCCGCATCATTAATGATGCTTCCCATTTTTTGGTGGTCAATTGGCCAACCGTGCGCTACGCGGTACTGATCCGTCATGACGATATCACCCAGCGCTGAGACATGCCAAGAGCGGACGGTTTCAGTTTTCACGATGCCGAAAATATCCAAATGCCGGTAAGCGTCGCTGGTCATGTTGTAGTTGTTGCCATCAACAACAGCCAAAGCCATGAGCACCGCTTCCGCTACGTCGTCACCTTCATCAGTGACGCCGATGAATCGGTCCGGGTTAAGTTGTCGTAGGTGTTCCAGTTTTGCAACGGATAAAGCCTTGAGCAAATCATGGCCTCTCTTGTGTGCGGTTGCTAGATATTCCATATGATGATCGTCTTCATCCGCCACTTCAGGAATTCCGATTAGCATGTCGGGTGTGGTTGCGTCGCAACTTGTAGGCAGTCCGTGCAGGTGACGCCATGACCAAGTACGCGTCGGGATCACGTAGTCATCTTGTAGCCGTGCAAGTGTCAAGAGTGTATCGGACAGCTGTTGGATATACCAAGCCGAGTTGGTGCGGTCGATAAAGCCGAGCGTGCCCGGATAGGATTCCACCACCCAAATGATCTTCTTTTTCATTTCGTCCGCTTTGTGGATATCTTCCGCCATTCGTTTCCAAACTTTCGCGCGCATGCGGTCATATCGTTTGCTGATTGGGACGTCTTGCGGTTGGGTGATGGTCGCGGTGGAGATAATCGCATCCACTTCACCATCATAGACCGCGTAACCGGTCGACGTTGTGGACGGATCAATAGCGATCACCCAGGTTTTGGACTTGTCAAAATCATGTGGTCGCGTTGGATAAAGTGGCGCGATAGATGTTGTGTATGTGTAGGCGTTGGTGTTTTGGTTATTGGTGTCAGTCATGGTGATATTTCCTTTCTTTAATAAGTGTAACCAGTGGCCGATAAGTAAGTGGCCCGGCGTTCGGCGTCGGTTTCAACATTTGAGACCATGGCGATATTGTGCAAATCTTTCTCACTAGCTCCCAAGCGTTTTAGCCGATAGAGCACCCGGTTTAATGTTGAATTTCTTTCTCCATCCGGTGCCGTTGCTACTGTCATGATGGCGCGGTCGATATCGTCGACGCTTGCGGTTTGGTTCCGCATTTGTTGTTGCCATTGTTGGATTCGTTCTTCTTTGGCGAGTTCTTCCGGTGTTGGTTGATCGCATGGAATGATCGCGCGATTTCTAACGGTGCGATGCATCACGCGAAGTGATGAGGCCACGTACATCCGTCGCGTCATGTCTTTGACTTGTTTGTCAACCTCGACGCCGTAACCTTTGAGCGTGTCCGCGATTGCTTGCCATGTGCGTTTGTAATCTCGCACGTGGGTGATTGGTCGCGTTACTGGCAGGATGATATGGACTTTGACATTGTCCGCCTTGTCCCTCATCGATGACACCACCAAGGCATCAACCTGTAACGAGTCGACCACCTGCAAAATGTACTCGGTCGGCTTGTCGGTTCCGTCGATGTCGATCAGTACAGCTGAGGTCTCGATCACATTACTGGCACCGGTCGTTCCCGGCTCGCGGTATTGGCAAAGGTCAAACATCGTCATTTGGTAGGCTGGGCTCTCGTCGTTTTTGATGGCTGTGAGTTGTTCGTGTGTTGCGTCAATAATTGGTACCCCGTCCAGCAAGTACCGGCTGATGTTTTCGGCTTCAGCCTCGGCGCCTTGTCTAAAGGTTCGCGTGAATGCTTCCCACGTTTGACACCTCACAGCATCCGCTGGATTTACTGGTGCATATCGAGATTCAAGTGGTTGAATGATGAATCCATCGTGGCTTTTCTCATATTGCCCGCTTTTGAGTTTTGATTTTAGAATTCCTTCGGCCAATTTGTCGCTGTAGTTAATGCGGTTGGCGAGTTCGTCAAAATCCATATGCTTATGAGCTGAGCCAGCGATGA